TTTCATTTTGAGCTATTAAACATCTTGCTAAGTGTCTAAAATAGCCTAGAATATCCCCGTTCTTAAAATCAATGTGAACAATCATTTTTTGGATTTGTTCTTGTTCTTTATCATTAGCTATTAGCATGTGTTCGTAGACTGTTTGATAAGTCATAATATGCATAGTGCCATAATCATCTATTGTGATTGTTTCATTCATTGGTAAATCTTTCTCTTTAATGAATATATCAATCCAAATTTTAAAATTTTTAATCACCTTTTGTGTACCTCCATTTTTTCAAAATTTACATTGTCAAAATCTAATTCATAATCGATTAGTGAACATCTTCACTAATTTTACACGAAAATTATGATTCCAATCCGATAGACTCCAATTAATTGCATTTTCTATAGTGCAATTATATGTATCCATATATTCTTTAATACGATTTAAAATAAATGTCATTTTATCTTTATCTTTTTTCATTGTGTTTCTCCTTGCCAGTTTTTTGTTTTTATTTTTTTCATGATTTATGCTACCTCCATTTTTGATTGTACTTTTTTTCTCCAGTATTGATAGACACACCTTTCCGAGGTATCCCAAATATCGTGGGGTTTATTATCAACACAAGCTGACAAGTGATTAGCGTGACGCATGATATACCTTCCTTTGGGTAAATCCTTTGCCACAGCTTTTCTACCTTTGAACTTGGGGGACTTAACCTTTTCCCAACCTATTGATTCGAGGTAAGGAATATAAACAGCTTTCCAATTAATTGGACAACCATATTTTTTTGAGAACTCCCAAGTATCTTCCACCACTTCTTTATAGCCCCTTTCGGTAGCAATGGCTATCGCCCTGATAACGCAATCTCCAACCTTATCGAGAGAATAATAATTTGACCTCCCCCCATCGGTATGTACATAACGATTTAAAATACTTTTCTTTGGCATGATAGTTTCCTCCTTTTTGTTTTAATATACTTCATCTTCGTTCCTCCTTGATGTTTTGTTTGTTTAACATCATATAGTAAATATAATCAATAAGGGTAACTTTGTCAACACACTATTTAAAACTAATTTAAAAAAGCTAATGATTATAGGGGTTTATTTACTACCAAATATTCTTACTATTGGTAGTTACTATATGCTAAAATTGCTGGTTTATTGTATCCCTTTCTCCAAAGCTCTGCACCTCTCCCGCTTCATCTTCTTTTATATATAAAGGTCTCTCCATTATTCCATATCTTAGGGCATCTACTGGGTGGTCAAATCCTGTCGTGTCATAGCACTCTGGGTTTCTTCTATCTACTCCTATAGATTGCAAGGTTTGATAAGTTATCGGACAATCTTTTGTTATAAATAATCTTGGTTTTTGGATTGAATCATCTATATTTAATCTCATGTGCAATTGCTGCGTTCCTGAAATCCTGTCATTGTTTGCTTTGTGCATCAATAATTCACCCTCGAATATCTGCCCTATAGAATCCCCTGTATTTTGTCTACCCCACATAGAGGGGTCGCTTGGAGCATAAGTTGGGTCGATGTTATGGGTTTTTTCGATCTCTTTTATAGTCTTTGCTACGACATTTGCTGACATCATTAATCCTTTATTTGTTCCATCTAAAGTTCCAATCCATTCTTTGAATACGATTAAATCTTTTTCAGAATTCTCTGCAATCCATAGGACAGCAAAAGGAGCTGTAAAACCCCAGTCGAAAGCTCGGATAATAATATCAGAAGTAGGGGTGTAGGAATCTATCAAATGATGTTCGCCTAATTGTGAAAACATAGTGCCTTCTATTTGGGCCCAGTCCCCATATCTCAGGGCTTGATACATCTTATTTCCTTGCGTCCTTAATCGAGCCTCATAAGTGGGGTCGTTCATTATAAGGTAGGGATTATCTTCTAAGGTGGCGGGAATATATAATCGTTTTAATTTAGATTCTTTATCTTCAACAATATTATATGCTCCATTATTAATAAATCTTTTTCTAACCCAATCTAAATGTTGACCGATTGGAGAACCTGAACATCTTACTCGTGGGATTAATTTTGGGTTTGTCGTTCTGCATCTTGAATGAAGGTATAAATACATATCTTCCTCAAAGTGGGTTATCTCATCGAAATAAACTCCAGAGGAAATCTCTACTCCATCCCATTTCCATTTGTCTTTATTCTGTTCCATATGAGAAAAATATATCTTTCCACCATTCGGGAATTGCCAATAACTTCCTTGCACTTTAAATTCAGCCCCTAGAGGTCTATATAGTTTATTTGAATAATCTAGTAATTGTTTTAATTCTGGAGATGTCCTTCTAAAGACAACTGCTGTAGCATCTTTATATTTCATTTGCCTACAGGCATCGATTAATAAGACTGTGGATTTTCCACTTCCAGCCCCACCTAAATATGCGACTTCAAATATGCTTCCAGCTTTTAGAAACTCTAGCTGTCTTTTCGTGGGTCGCCAAATAACATTAGTGTTTTTCTTGGATATCGTCAATGGTTGGCTCATAGGCACTCATTTCGGGGACTTCTATTATATTGACTGTCTTGGATATTTGTTCGATTTCTTGTTTCTCTATGTATCCACGACTCTTTCCTAAAGTTTTAAGTATAAAGAAAATAGCATTTTTTTCTCCAGCTTTTACAAGTTCGACTAATTTTTGTTCACAGAAATCTATTATTTCTTCTCTAGCATCTGATAATGCTTGTTGTAATTCTTCACTTTTATGAAGTCTTTGATAAAATGCTTGTCTTGAAATTTTAGTCGCTTCACATATATTCCTGACAATTCCACCAGTTTGTTTAATGATTTTTAGTAATTGTTCGTGAGATACTTTCATAAGCTATTTATTATACCATTGTTTGTAAATTAATTCACTTAAACTTTTGAGCATAAAAGGTGGCACTGACATTCCTAGAACATATTGAAATGAAACATTTTCAAAATCATAATCTAAAGGAAAACTTTGTATAATACACATTTCATCTTTGCTTAGTAATCGAGGAGAATCCCAATGACAAAACTTGGCACCAGCTGACGCTGTTATTGTGGGAGAATAACGATATGGAGATAATTTTGAGGAATTGAAAAAATTGCCTTTTATATGATATTTAGAAAAACTATATCCCGGTAATGTTTGATTCCATAATGAATATACCAAAGAATCTTTATTTAATAATTTGGCATTTTTATTTGATATATCTTTTAAAGCTTCACCTAATATATTTGCTTTGTGATTTAATTTTAAAATTAAGGGTTTAAATTTTTGATTATTAGCAATAAAGAAAACTCTTTTTCGGGTTTGTGGTACATTACAATCAATGGCATTTATTAAAAATATTTGGCAATCATATCCTTCTTTTTTAAATCTTTCTAAAATAAGTTTAACAAAACCTTGTGCTTTTCCTAATAATAGACCTTCTACATTTTCTGCAATAACAATTTTAGGTTGTAATTTTCGAACTGTATCAATAAATTTAAAAAATAGGTCATCTAAATATTGAGCTACTTGACCTTCATTAAATTTCTTTTTAATTCCCCAAGTTTCTTCTCTTTTACCAGAAATTGAAAAACTAGAACATGGTGGAGAGCCATCTAAAATATCTAAATTAAACAATTCTTGTGGTAACTTTTTATTTGAAATCTTATTAAAATCTTCTACTCCCATTAAATATGTAAACTGAGATTTTATATTTTTTTTATATAAATTCATCATTTTACTATCTATTTCAACTCCACCCAAAACATTATATCCTGCTAATTTATAACCTAAAGATGAGCCTCCTCCTGCAGAGAAACAACTAAAAACATTTAAATTGTTTTTTTTTATATCTTTAAGTTCTTTAAGAAACCATTTATTATTCATTAAATTCAAACTTACATTTTGGACATTGATGTTTAAATTTTTCAAAGGTACTTGTATCTAGTTCTTTGGATTCTTTAGATTGACCACTATAAGTTAAATAACTTTCTAATTCATTTTTATCAAATCCTAAAAGTTCTAAGTCATAATTCATATCCAATAAATCTCCAAATTCTAAGTTTAATAAAGAATAATCCCATTGACTTTCTTCTGCTACTTTATTATCAGCAATTCTATATGCTTGTATTTGAACTGGTGTTAATTCTTTTGCAATATGAATAGGAACTTTTTTAAGACCTAATTTTTTACTTGCTTCGTATCTTGTATGACCAGCTATAATCGTAAGTCTTTTATCAACCACAATCGGTTGTCTAAATCCAAATTCTCTTATCGAGGTTGCAACTTTATCTATTGCCTGATTTTTTCTAGGATTCCTAGCATAAGGAATTAATTTGTCTATATCTTCTAGTATGATATCCATTTATTTGCTCCTTTAAGCGATTTTAAAGCCTATTGTCGGCTTCTTGACTACAAGGTTGTTACTTTATACCTCATCATCATTTTCTGGTAGATTTGGCTCTAAAATATAACCCTATATCAGTCATTAACAAGTTGCGCTTTTAACCCTGTGAAATCTTCCCATCTTTTAACTATAACGTCGCAATATTTAGGATCAAACTCAATGCTATAACACGATCGGTTTAATTTTTCAGAAGCAATCATAGTTGAGCCAGAGCCACAAAAAGGCTCATATATAATGTCCTCTTCTTTAGAGCTATTTAACAAAGCATTTATGATCAGATCTACCGGTTTCATAGTAGGATGTAGATCGGACTTCATAGGACGATCGAATTCCCAGACGCTTGTTTTATTCCTGCCACCATAAAATGTGTGTTTTGATCCTTCAAACCATCCATAAAATATAGGCTCGTGTATATAATGATAGTCAGCTCTTCCTAATACTAATGTGTGTTTTTTCCATATAATATTGCAGGAATGATGGAGACCGGCTTTATCAAAGGATGTTAGAAAGTTAATCTGTTGCTTATTTCCATAACAGATATAATAAGGAGCACCTAATTTTACGACTTCCTTAGCATTAACAACAAAGCTGTATATAAATTCTTTAAAATCATCATCTGACATATTATCATTCTCGATCGGTCTAGGCTTAAATCTATTGTTGCCTATTTTATCACTGCCATACCATGGGCCATAATTAACATTATAAGGGGGATCGGTGAAAACCATATCTGCCTTCTGTTCTTTAAATAATAATGCAATATGTTCTGGATTAGTGCTGTCGCCACATACCAACTTATGATTTCCTAAAGTCCACATATTTCCGATCTGTGCCACAGGATCTTGTGGTATTTCTGGAACTTGATCATCTGGCGTTAATCCTTCTGGTTTATCTACAATAAGATCTTCTAGTTCTTTAGGATTAAAACCTAATAAATCCAGATCAAAGTTAACATCAAGCAGATCTGTAAACTCGGTGTTTAACAATCCAATATCCCATTCACTATCTTGAGCCACTCTGTTGTCAGCAATTCTATATGCCTTTACCTGTGCAGGGGTTAATTCTTTAGCTATATGAATAGGAACTTTTTTAAGACCTAATTTTTTACTTGCTTCATATCTGGTATGCCCGGCTATAATCGTGAGGTTTTTATCCACTACTATTGGCTGTCTAAATCCAAACTCTCTTATCGAGACTGCAACTTTGTCTATTGCCTGATTTTTTCTAGGATTCCTCGCATAAGGAATCAGTTTGTCTATATCTTCTAGTATGATCTCCATTTATACCCCCTAAATTGATTTTAAGCTATATATAAGCTCTTTTAATATCTTTCTAATGGTTTTTATACCTCATCATCATTTTCTGGTAGATTTGGCTCTACTTCGGTTTTTTCCACCTTGACCAATAACCATTTAGCGAAATAATAATATGCTTCTTGCCATAATTGGATGTTATATC